GTTGACTGGTAACGGAACGGCTCCTAACCTCTATGGTCTGTCTAGCGGTGCTTTGACTGATGCTGACTTGGAGGGTACTTCTTTTGAGGATGCTATCGCTAACGGTCTTTCGACTAAGTACGATTGTATTTTGGCGGCTATCGGTCTTCTGAAGTCTAGCGACTACGCCCCCGATGCGATTCTTATGAATCCTACCGACCTGGTTCAATTGGCTTACGCTCGTGACACTAATGGTCAGTATACTGCCCCCGTGATCTTCGTAGACAACACGCCTACTATCTATGGTCTTCCTATTCAGGAGTCTTCAGCCGTAGCTAGCGATACATTCTACGTTATGGACTCACAGAATGTCGGTCAGTTGTTCCAGCGTGAGGGAGTTTCTGTAAGGTTCTTTGAGCAAGATGGTAACAACGTAACCACTAACGAGACTACTGTCCGTGGTGAGATGCGTGAAGCCTTTGCTAAGTTCCACTCAGACGCTTGCTTCGTTGACACGTTCACTAACGTCACTGCCGTTATTGAGGCTGATGCTTAATTGGTGTGACTTACCTTCTAGGGGGCTTCGGCCCCCTTTTTTTGTGCTTTATAAATTTTGTTTATCTTAGCTGCATAGGTTTTTAGGTTTTGATTAAGGGGGCTTCGGCCCCTTTTTTTATAGGTCTTACGCTCGTGGTCGTATTTTAGAGGTATGAGAACACGCACTAAGATAACCAGCACTTCAGCCCAAACGGGGGTAACTTCAGCAGAGTTAAAGCTATTCGCTAGAATCCCTGACATCGCTGGGGAAACCAACTTACTATCTGCCCTATTGTCTTCCGCTCGTGACTATGTTATGCGCTACACGGGTTACGCCTTCGACCAGGTTATAGGAGTCAAGGTAGTAGTAACGGACTTCACAGACGAGATCAATAACTCCAAGCTTTACCTTGAACTGCCTATCGCTCTAATGGATGGGTCTTACTCTAGTGTAGTTGTTACGGGCTACGATGAGAATGGGGATAGCACAACGCTCACAAGCCGCACAAGGGGAGATGATACGCTCGTGGTCAGTTCGGTCGATACGGGCTATGAAGAGATACAAGTCACCTACACGGCAACGCCCTCAATCCTCCCCGATGCTATCCAACAAGCTATCCTTCTAATTGCCTCAGAACTCTACGATGAACGGAAGGTAACCATTAAGGGAACGATCACTTCAGAAACTGAATTCACGGTTAAAAACCTCTTGTCGGGGTATAGGAGATTTACCTCATTCTATGCTTAACTTTAAATAGATAAGGATGAGAGAGTTAATAATTCTGTACACCGAAACGAATACCACGGACGAGATAGGGGGCTTCACAACGGCTCTAACGCAGTTAAGAGAGCAGTACGCAGACGTTCGGGTTGAATCCACGGGGTACACCCAACAGAACCCAAATGCATCTAGAAACGCTTCTATTGAAGTCACAATGCGTGACGCTACTGATTATTCTTCTGACGTTACCACCACGGGAAGTGAGTCGATTAAGGCTATTTCTTGGAGGGGCACAACCTACCGAGTGGAAAGCTTCCCAACGCCTGACTTAACGGGAATGGTCACCTTTACCGCTACTAGTGTTTAGGGTTGACGTACAAGACGAGAGGTTAAGGGGTAAGCTTACCAAGGCTAAGATAGCCGTCTATAATGCCGTGTTAGCTGAGTTGGCTACAAGTGCGCTAGAGATACAGAGTGAGGCTAGGGAGATTGTCCCCGTGGATATGGGAACCCTAAGACGCTCCATTATTACCAACGAGGTAGAAGACGGCTTCGAGATAGGAACCAACCTGGAGTACGCCAATTACATTGAGTTCGGTGAGCCAACGGGAACGGGGCCAAATGGAGGGCCTAAGCCTTACCTAAGACCAGCGTTCGAGAACAATAAGAACAAGATAGTTAGAAGAGTACAAGCGATAATAAGAAAGCTACTATGAAGATTGAAGAATTCATTTGGACGAATAGGGCGTTCATTGAGTACGGCAAGCTTAGAGGCCTAGAAACCTTTGAGCAGACAATGGCTGACTTGTTTGAGATAGTAGCACTATTCACGGGCCATAGGGAGAACGGTGATCAACTCAAACTAGAAGACTGGGAGCGCATCGCTTCCTTTATGTACTCTAGTCATCTAGCTTACAAGAAGTCCATTAAGAAGCCCTTAGAGGTTACTGAAGATGATTTCTTGGAAACTGCTAAGACCAACCCCGAACTGATGGGCAACGCCCTTAAAGAGTTCTTGGAGTCCTTACCAAAGGTTGAGAACAAGGAAGGGGGAAAGGAGGAAGCGGACTAACCTTCGACAAGGCAGAGGCTCTTTGGTGTGGTGACCTGGGCCTCCCGTTGGAACGCTTTTACAATACCACATTCAAGGAGTTCATCTATCGGCTAGAGGGAGTCAATAGGCGTATGGCTCGTGAAGATGACCGTTGGCGAAATATGATGGCTGCCTTAATTAACCCACACGTCAAGAAGCCTATTAAGGCCAAGGACATTCTAGAGATACCACTTATTGACGGTGACCCACATAAACCAGCTATTTCCTTTGAGGAACAAGCTAAGGTCTTAGAAGCGTGGAATAAGGGGCAAGAAGGGTAAAGGTATTTTTGTCGTATGACCGTAGAAGAACTAAATGTTAAGGTAACCGCTGACATCTCCGACCTGAAGAGGGACTTAGCGAGAATGGAGGGGGCCGTTAAGGGAAGTGCTAAGAAGTCGGAAACGGCTATGAGTGCTGGAATGAAAAGGATTGGGGGAGTGATTGCAGCGGCTTTCTCAGTTCAGGCAATAATCGGTTTCTCTAGGGCAGTCATCGAGGTAAGGTCTGAGTTTGAGAAGTTCGAAGCGGTTCTAACTAATACCCTTGGTTCTAGTGGTGCGGCTAAACTAGCCTTGTTGGACATTAAGGAGATGGCTGCTAGAACGCCCTTTAGTGTCGCTGAGTTGTCAGGTGCTTTTGTCAAGCTTACCAATTACGGCCTCCAGCCATCAATGGAAGCAATGCGCCAATATGGTGACCTGGCTAGTTCCGTGGGTAAAGGTTTTGATCAGTTAGCCGAAGCAGTAGCGGATGCAACAACGGGGGAGTTCGAAAGACTCAAAGAATTTGGGATTAAAGCCTCTAAGCAAGGGGACAAGGTTACATTCACCTTTAAGGAGCAAGCCACAACCGTAGACTTCACCACTAAGGCCATTGAGAACTACGTTAAGGGTCTAGGAAACCTTGAGGGGATTAGCGGTTCAATGGCTGCAATCTCTGAAACTCTAGGGGGTAAGGTGTCTAACCTTGGTGACAAGTGGGATAGCCTTCTTAATACAATTGGTAATACAGATGCTTGGGGAGATGCTATTGACGCAATGGGTGACGCTACTAGCTTCCTTGAGGACTTTATTAAAGTGTCTAAAGACCTTGACGAAAAAAGTGGGGCTTATGGGGCTGGGAAGTACAAGGGTGGGGAAGCACCTGGAATAGGTGCGCTAATAGGCTTCTTTGAGAGAGGTGCAAAAAGGATAAGCGAAGCGGCTGACAACATTGAGAGGGATGCTAAGAAGGCGGCTGAAGCATTAGCTAGGGGTCAGTCTATGGCTATGGAAAGAAGAGCCGCTGGTCTTCCAGGTGTCGGGCCATTGCCCCAAGGTGCTAAATTACCTCCCGTATTCGGCCCCACGGGTGAGCCGTGGAAGAAAGTTGGGAAGTCCGCTGACGAACTAGCCGAAGCACTAGCCAAAGCAACGGAAGAAGCCTCTAAGCTGAGAAGGGATAGAATGGAGGAGTTGGGACTTCAAAGGAGTATGCAACAAGCCACGCAATTAGGCCAAAGGCAGATGGGTACTTTTAACCTACGCCTTCGGCGGCAAATGGACACGGGTGGGTTTGTCAAGCCTACCATTACGGGGCCTGAGATTCAATACGAAGACACTTCTAACCTTGTTCTATCACAACTAGAAGACCGAGTTTTTGAGGCTGACGAGGCAATGTTTGACTTTGGGTCTGCCGCTGGTGGACTTGCTCAAGGTCTGCTAGATGCCGCACGGGGAACCCAAGACGCTTCCGTTATCTTCGCTAATGCTATCGGTCAGGTTGTGACACAACTCCTAACCACTCAAATCGGTGCAATGGCTGGGCCATTAGGCGGCTTGGTAGGTGGCTTAATCGGTATGACCATAAAAGGCTCAGACTTGGAAACCTCACGCAATAGGTCAAACAACACAATAGCCCGTTACAACTAATGGCGATCATTTCAGACACTAGGGTTAGGGCAGAGGCTAAGTTTACTTCTACCACCACCGCTAGGGAGTACACTATCCATATTATCGACACCGAACACAATGGGGTAATTACACCCACTAGAAACATTGAGTTAGACCGTGACGGCTTTACTATTGAATACGGGTCAGGGGACAAGTTAAGCCCCATACAAGGCAGTTCGTTTTCGATGGGCATAATGATTAAGGACGTTGACTATTTGCCCGACCTGGAGGACTTGGCATCCGACATTATGGAACTGCAAGACGATAGGTTTGGAATCCGTGTCTACGAAGATGATGACCTAATGTGGTGCGGTGTGGTCTACCAAGATGGGGTAAATATCGACCTTACGCATAAGCCATACGTCTTCAGAGTCACCGCAATGTGTGGGCTAGGGAAACTCAAAGAGATAGCTTCAGGGACACCGTGGGAGATAGATGAACACCCTAGTAATTTCGCTGGTGCGATTGTTAAGATGCTCAGAGAGATAGACCCACTAGAGTTAACCAACGGGACAGACTTCCTAGTTAGTGCGGTAGACCTTAGAGCAAACAACCATAGGGCTTACAACACTCAGTTCGACACCCTAGCAGAAACCACCGTTAAGGACTTTAAGCCTCTATTTTACAGACGCTGGCAAGACGTAGGGGACAGGGGTTCTATCTTTGAGGGTAGGCCGTGGGATTCGGTACTAGAAAGAATCTTATTTGCTTTTCATTCTCAGATTAGGATGATGAACGGAAGCTTTGAGATTGTCCCCATTCCTAAGATGTTCGTTGCTACCTCTACCTTTATTAGGAAGTTTGATCGGGACTACTTTGAGTTACACACCAACACGAATGACCCAAGGGACTACACGGGCGTAGAATTCGGAACTAGAACCTTCGGGAGTGGCTTTACCAATACCAAGCTTCAAGACTTGTCCGTTGGCTTTGAGCAAGCGGCTGACCTAATTGTTTTAAGTGAGAAGTTCGGGCAAGAACTCATAAACCCCGACCAGCACCTAACGAGCAACACCGACACGGGTACTTTTTCAACGGACGACAATGGCTTTATTTCATTCGACTTTATTGTCGGGTGCTACCCATTGAAGAACCTTCAGGCACTTGCTCAAGAATGTTGGGTTGAATTAAGGGCTTTCGTTTCAACGGTTTACAACTC